ACAAGAACACCTGAGATAACTCCTGTAGCTGTTTCTAATGCTTCTGAGCAATACTTAGCACTTCAAGAGCTATTAGTTCAAAACATCTTAACAGGACATAGAGTAACTTCACCTATGCTTATGGGAATTAAGTCTGAAACAGGTCTTGGCTCAAATGTAGACGAACTGAACGCAGCAGCGAATTTTTATCTTAATACTGTGGTTCAACCTTTACAGCTTCACATCTTAAACACTTTACAAACTATATTTTCAGTAAACAATATAGACTTGCCTGTAAGTTTCGTTCAATTAAAACCTATTACAGTAGAGTTCACATCTGAGGACTTGAAAGCAGTTATGACGCAAGACGAAATACGTGAGGAACTAGGATTGAAACCTGCTGCTAATGTAGAAGTAAGAGAAGACTTAGGAGCTTGTGTTCATTTAGATATGGACGAAAGCGGACTTGAAAAATTTATAGCTGAGTATGGAGAAGATATCCCTGAAGGCTATGAAGTTGTAGATGAAGAAATGGTAAATGGAGAACACTTAAACTTTGACTTTGAAAAAGAGTTAAACGACATAGCTTTTGAAAAGTTTGATTTTGCTTCAACAATTAGAGCTAACCCTAATGCTAGAGATAGTCAAGACGGACTAAACAGAGAAGGAAATGCTTTTTATAAAGTAAGGTATGTTTACGCTACTGACAATTTCTTGCCTAATCGTTCAGGAACTAGCAGAAGCTTTTGCAGACAAATGGTAGGAGCAGGGAAGATATACAGAAAGAAAGATATAGTAGGAGCAAACAGCAATTCTGTAAATGCAGGGTTTGGACATAACGGAAATTCTTATGATTTATTTTTGTACAAAGGCGGACCTAATTGTCGCCATTATTGGTTAAGGCAAATCTACCGTTCAACAGACTTAAAAGACGCTGATAGTGTTTACTATAAAGACGACTTAGATGATGATGTTTTAGTGAACTACACTAAAGCTAGGAGTGAAGGGTTTACTGCTGAGCAGAACGACAAGCTAGTAGCTATACCACCTATGAGAATGAAAAATAACGGATATTACAATTAATTATGGCATACGTATTATTTATATCAGAAAGCAAGCTGAAAGACAGCACAGCAATCAACTTAAATGTAGATCCGCAAATCTTGTTACCTTATGTGTTGCAAGCACAGCGTATCTATATTGAGCCAAAGATTGGAACAGACTTATACCAAAAGCTAGAAGCTGAAATTACAGCAGGAACTTTAGCAGGAGCTTACAAGACTTTAGTAGATGAGTATATAGGTGACTGTTTACCTTCTTGGGCGTTTCATATGTGCATACCTTATTTACGCTTTAAAGCAGAAAATGGCAACATCTATTCTAAGACTTCAGAAACGGGAACAGCTTTAACTACAGAAGAAGCTCAACACCTTAGAGAAGAAGTGAGGAACAATGCCGAATACTTTACGGAAAGAATGATTAAGTATATCACTAACAACATATCTAGCTTTCCTGAATACAATACAAACTCAGGTGCAGATATTTCACCTGATAGAAATGCTTACTATAATGGAATGAACTTAGAAAAACCTATGCAGCAGGGAACTAAGCTTACTTTGAGAAACTTTTTAAACGCTTCTGATTAATGAGAAAGCACTACAAGACAAAACAAAAAAACATAATTAAACTAAAATCATACTTGAACAATGCCGATAAGAAAAGTAATACAGGACGTAGGAGAAGTAGTGGGAGTAAACGCAACAATTCTTAGCGTTACAACATTTACAAATTTAGAAACATTATTGAAGATACTTTTATTAGTGATTTCAATAATATATACAGCAGATAAATGGTGGTATCACAAAAAGCAAAGAGATGGCAAAGAAAAGAAAACTAAATAGTAAGAACCCAAAATATTGGCAAAAAGACAAATTGAATGAGCCAAAAATTAAAAGGAAAGTATTAATGCCAAATTCAAAAGGGCTAATTGTGTATGGTATTTGGTATGAAAACAATTTAACATAATATTTTAAAAATTGTCAGTTCATTACTAGCAAATTAAACTTATATGTTTTTTAATACTAATATACTACAAGCTGTTAAAAACTGCTTAGAACGCTTTAAAATGAATAACAAGAGCAATATCAACTTACTTATAATCCGAGATACATTTACAGATAAATCAACTATCGGTCGTCTTTTTATCAATGGAGAAAGCTTCTGTGATACCTTAGAAAACCCTTATATAAATAACGAAAGAAACATAAGCTGTATTCCTGAAGGTCAATATAAAGTAAGACTTAGACTAGCTAGAGAAAGTGCGACTAGGGATTACTTGCATTTATTAGTTCAGGACGTGCCTAATAGGGATTGGATATTATTTCATAGAGGTAACACAGCTAAAGATACAAGCGGCTGCATTCTAGTAGGAAACGGTCGTCAACAGGACGTTGTTGAAAACTCACGTTTAGCTATGGACTTAGTTATCAAAGAAATACTTAATTTAGGCGGTGAAAATATTAATTTAATAATCAAAAATAAATAATCATGAAAAATTTTTTACAGAAGTACCTTATCGGACAGATGTTAAAGTCAAAGAAATTTTGGTATGCAATCAGTTCAGTAGTAGTTCCTGCTTTAGTTACTTACTTAGGGGTAGATGAAGCTACTGCAAAAGATTTGTACTATGCAATCTTAACTCTAATTGTTGGTCAAGGAATTGCAGACGTTGCTAAAAAGTAACAGATACAGATTAAAGCCACACGAAATAGTGGCACTAGGAAAAATGCGAGAAGCCGAGACTAGAAATGTTCTAGTTATCGGTGACTTGCACGAACCGTTCTGTTTAGATGGCTACTTAGACTTCTGTATAGAACAATACTATGCTTATAATTGCACAGAGGTAGTATTTATAGGTGATGTAATAGACAATCACTACTCAAGCTACCATGAGGCTAGTGCTGACGGAATGGGTGGCTTAGATGAGCTAGAATTAGCTATTAAGAAAATAGGTAGATGGCGTGATGCATTCCCTATGGCTACTGTAATTATAGGAAACCACGACAGAATTATAATGCGTAAAGCTCAGACTTCCTCAATACCTTCTAAATGGATAAAGTCTTTTAAAGAAGTCTTAGAAACTCCTGATTGGAACTTTGTAGAACGATACGAAACAGATGGAGTACAATATATACACGGAGAAGGCGGTACAGCTAGGACTAAATGTCGTGCTGATATGATGAACACCGTACAAGGACACCTTCATACTCAATGTTACACAGAACACTATGTAGGAAAGAAGTTCAGAGTTTATGGAACTCAAGTCGGCTGTGGTATCAATCACAAGTCGTATGCTATGGCTTATGCTAAATATGGTAAAAGACCTGCTGTTGGCTGTGCAGTTATACTAAATAACGGTCAAACTCCAATCAACCTTTTAATGCCTTTATAAGCACACCCCTTTACGCTCTAAGGCATTTTCACATCTTTTTAATGGTAATATACTAGACAGCACTTAAAGTTGCTTATCTAGTAAAAACACTATTAACACTTAAATTGTTAATAACTTTGATAAAAAGTCTGTTAAAAGTTTAGTTAGTAAGTTTTTTTTGTGTATCTTTGTAACATGAAAGCAATAAAAATAACGGTGTCGTACAGGTACAAAGGTAGACACCTGGTGTCAATAAACACTACATCAAACGAAAGCTACATTCCTAAATATATAGAAATGGGTGAGGAAGAAATCGAGCAATACATTAGAGAAAGTCTTTTAGATGAATGTATAGGGTGGGAAAAAGCACAAAACAAAGAGCATAAAATTCTAGCTGACTTTGAAAAGAATAAGGTAATACAAATAACTGAATAATAATCAGGGGGTGTAAAAACCCCCACAAACTACAAAACTATGAGCAAAGAAATAACACAAATTTTTAACAAACTAGCAGACAAAGAATTGCAAAATATTAGAATTTCAGAATTGAAAGCGTATGCTAAAAAAACACATACTGAATATTTAAAAAAATACATATCTAATAGAGAAAATTCTGAATGGAATATTGCTTGCAGTATTGCAAATGATGAACTAATAAAAAGAGGTGCAAAATAAAACTAATCAGGGGGTGTAAAAACCCCCATAAATAATCAAGAAAATGGAAAACTTTAAAATCGTAAACAAAAACACAGGAACTACTTACTTACTAAATGAAAATCAAAAAGAAACATTCTTTAAAATCAATAGTATTTATAAAGATGGTGAGTTTCAATATGATATCTATAATCTAACTAAAGCTAAAGCAATAAGAACAAATAAGATGTTAGACCTACTAGCTCACTTATGTATAATAGGTGTTTCAATCTTAGGTACTTTACTTTACATT